CGCCACAACACTAACAGACAATACACAACTATGACATCAAATCTTACTCTACTCACCAATTTAAATGATCTGCTAATGATTCAGAATGATCAAGGCTCTACCGAGCAAGTTCTTATAGAAACTAATGTAGGTGCATTGCCTGATTATGAATATGCCTTTGACGGCCAATACTTTTATTTCAAATTTCCCCCTCATGTTTGGTCTGGACATGAATTCAAATACCATATTGCTGATCCTGATTTGAGCAAAATGAGGCATGATTTCGTTGCAAATCTTGCAACTGACAGAACAGACATTAAGTTCCGAGATATAGATCCTAATTATGATGTATTTCATGAAGAACTTTACCACAACATGAGCCCTGATGCATATCTTAAGGATAAACGTTCCATACTTGAACTTGGAACATCTGCAACACCTGAGGAAGCTTTTCTCAGGAGACAATACATGCTCAAAGAAGTGAAGTATAGGCCACACCTAGCAAGTGCTTTGCTATCTGAATTATACATCATGATTGTTTCCCCATCTTCAGTCTGCACAAACATGTCCCTGTCTCAGTCTCAGTTAGATGAAATGTCTATAAGGCTCAGATTAGGACTCTCTTTTGAAGCAGATGTCATCAAAGACCTGGGGCGAGATATTTTCTCATCTAAAGATAAGAGTGAAGGTATGAGATCTGTAGAGGCTTTATTGTCTTCTTTAGATCTGGGGAAATCATGGCCATCAAGCCCTGAATTTGGTGATGAGATATTCAAATTCTGTTCCTCACCTATCACTGATGAAGAGAAAGCTAGAGCAAGGACTATCATTGCTGGGTGTTTCAAGAAAAGTAAAAATGTGAAACCCAGGGATCCTGAATCAATTGGTAGATACTTGGCAACTTTTGATGCAACCGCCACTCGAGACAATCAGAAAAGAATAATACCCTTCCCACTGATCAGAGCATGGAGGCAAGTAACACCAGTTGATCCCAGCATTTTCCCTCTAATTAAACCAAACGAACTCTCTGCTGACTCTTTCATGAGCGGGATATGGTCAGCTGCAAGCATTCATCTTACAGCTAATTCTGTGTATTATAGTGAGGAAGCATCAATTAGAGAGATGTGGGATGCCGCTAAGCCTAAACATCAATGGAAGAAGAGACAGATTTTCAAATTCTCGCCCAATGATGAACAGATGGAATTAGCTGCCCTTAGAGGCATAAGAGCCAAAAAGATGGAAGAAGCATCTAAGAGAAATCCTGGCAAGTATGCTGAATTTGACTCTCATAGGGAAGAATCTCATCTATCATTCCATCCTTCAACTGATACCAAAGACATTGAAAAACTGCTTGACAGTAAGGATTGGTCCAAGTACTATGAAGTCCCAGAGCTCCATGAATCTTACCTTAAATTGATCAGGGAAGCCAAGACCATTGCTCAGGGTAATGATTCTAACAGCTCTTTCCCTACTTCTCCAGAGATATGGTCAAAGTTCATTGCTAGTTCAGATTTAGTAAATTATGCAGATTTTATTTCGTCTATTTGTCAAGAGCTATCATTGTGCATGAAACACTATTGTGATCAAGATGAATACTTTGTAAAGTACCTGCGCTATTACAAAGCAATACTCATCATTAAAACAACAGGTAGTCATGTTTTTTGCTCAATTGCATGCCTATCTTCAGAATCTGAAAAATTCGAAACAGGGAGAATTGGTCCTACCATTTATAACTCGCAATCTTATTTTGTCTCAGATTTCTTCTCTTGCACTGAAGTAGCTTTGGAGCACTACATTAAATCAGGACCCTACATGGCAGCAATTAGTGCACACTTGATTTCTAACTTCCAGATTGACACATTTAGTGCTAGCCAAAAAGAATTTTTTGATCCTAAGATTAATGTGCAGTATTGGCAGACCTTAAAATTGATCTTCTTGATATTTCTCAATAATAAAATAGATTTGGAAGAGCTAATAACTTCCCAGAGATATTTGTTTATGAATCTGATGGATGATGTAAATCCAGACCCTTCTAAGTTCATAGAAAGATTACCTGAGGTGTTGAGAAGTAGACTCACTGTGTTACTTCTGAACAAAACCCTTCGAATCATGGAACGACATGAGACAATCAGAATAACTAAAACCTTCTCTGTTCATAGTCAGGGCGATGACCTGATAACTTATCATAACATCCCATCTATTTTTTGCTCAGGAGCACTTACTTTAGAGCAAAAGATCAACGAATTCTACTACGGGTATGTAGTAAGCAAAGAGAAGGGTAGGGCATCCATGAAGAGCTTCCAGATATGCAAGAAGATATACAAAGAGGAACTCAAATATCTCAAAAGGACTGGACCCATTATAGGGAAGTTGGATGAACCTAGTCCTCATCGAACAGATGGAGCCTGTCTTAAATTTGTGATCGATATCTTTCAAAAACTGTTGAGTCATAGGATGGGCCCTAACTGGAAAAACTTAATTTCTGAATCAATATTGAGGAATTTCAGCACAAGCAATTTTTCTGATCTTGCTACATTGAAGGCTTCTGCACGATCTCATGTCAGCAGCCTTGTAAATGCTGAACCTCTGATGGATGATCTAGATCCAACTAGTGTAAAAGAATTGCTCAAGAAATTGAAGGAAGATAATGAAGCAGAATTTTCTAGGAGACCCAAAATGTTGGAAGCTCTCACATTACTCTGTTATGAATACTCTGAAAGTCAAGGTAGAGAACCCAGCATGCTCTTTGAATTGGTTCCATATTGTCTCAGATCATTGGAGGAAAAAGGCACATTCGATTCTGATCTTTTCCCAAAGTCTCAACATGGAGGAGATAGAGAGATTCATGTATTGGAAGTTAAGGCACGTGTTTTGCAATTCTTTCTGGAAACAATTTCTAGAACCATATGCACATACTTCCCTACAGAAACTATTACCCACCCAGAGAGTAAAGATAGTACAGTACCCAAGCATTATGCAGATGCGAACATCTCATATGACCGATTCGTGACAATGTGCAAGTCAGCTGATGCAACCAGATGGTGCCAGAACCATCATGTATCTCGCTTTGCTGTAATGCTAATTTCTCTAACACCAAGACTGTACCACCCTTTCATATTTCGCGTCTTGAGGCTTTGGGTACTGAAGCGCATCACCCTCCCTATGGATCTCATTGCAGTATTTTTAAGGAATAAAGATACCAAAACTGGAACCAAAGAATTTGAGCAGATGAGGAGTGCATTTTATTCTGGGGATCTGCCTTTTACTGGACCATGTTCACATCAAATCATAGTCAGCAGTGGAATGTTTCAAGGGATCTTGCATTTGACATCTTCACTTTATCATACAATGCTGCAGGAAGTTTGCCGCAATCTAACAATAGGTCTCATGCAAGAAATGCATGGAGTTACGCCAATCATTAGTATAATGCAGAGTAGTGATGACACAGCCATGATGATTAGCGTTCCCATGTCTAAGCCTAGATCAGAGATAGTGGCAATGCTTTACACAATGCTGAGCTGGAAAGAACATTTCAGCTCTTATCTTTCAATTTATCCATCATGGGCCAAGTCTGCAATAGGAATATTGAACCTTGTTGAATACAATTCTGAATGGAGATTGCGACAAAAAGTGATAAAGCCCACTTCAAGATGGCTCTTTGCAGCTCTTAATACTAGCATGGTTAGCACATTTTCTGAAAGATTCCGCATCTCTTCAAATGTGTTGACACAGTGTATGGAAGGCGGTGCAAGCACCTTTGAATGTGCTTTGGTTCAAATAGCTCAAGCATGGATGCATTACAAGATAATAGGGCTGGATACCAATCCTATATTCTCACGATTCTCAGATGTGCTCATGCAAACTCCTGATCCTTCTTTGGGTTTCCATCCTCTTGATCCTGACCTTGTAAGTGGAATTACTGGGTTTGATTTCAGCCTTTATCTGCTCTGTAGAGAGCTTGCCAGAAGGAAGGGTAGAGTACCTATTGAATCTATAACAAATGAGTCAGAGATAGAATCTTCAGATTTGCCAGATAAGAGTAAAAGCAAACAGTTAGGATCTGTACGTTTGGATTTTACAAGAATTAGCATATGGGAGAGCATGGTTAAGAGAATCAAGATTCCGACCATGGAGGATCTGATCAAGGCATCTCAAGCTGATCCTGAGATTGTTTTTGGCAAACAGAAGGATTGGGCTAATGATAGATTAAATATCGCACTCAAAATGTATAGTCCTGGTGTTAAGCAATCATTATCTGGCCATCAGCCGCTCCTGCGGATGTTTGTTTCTTCTGCATATGTCTTGAATAGAGATTGCATGCGTGCACGAGACTTCCCTGACAAATCATCTCTCCTGGCTATTGCTGAATCCCGATTACAGAAAGCATGCGGAACAGGGGCAAATGAATCATCTCTCAGACGATTCTTTCCTCACCATGAAGAATATTCATCTCTCATTGAATACCTTCAAGAATTCAGGAGGACAGCAGCAATTGTTGAAAGCTCATTAACCAGACGCAGCAAGCATAAAGTGATGGTTTTTGCTTCAGATGAAGATGAGTTTTCACTTGTGCAGCTCTGTAGGAGAAAGTGGTTTGGTCATAACTGGCTGGTGCCTATAGGTAAGACAACTTTTGATGTGCACTGGCAGCGTTGTTTGATTAGATATGATTTCTTAAGAGATACCGTAAAAGAAACATGTGATGTTCTCGAGCTAAATGTCATTGAATTGCGTTTCTTTTTGGAGAGCATTGGGTCAAAGGGTAGGAAAATAATGCTAACGGATACACCTGCAAAAGGTAGATCTTTGAACGCCATAATTAGTAGGATTTACTGGCCGGGGAAAAAACTTAGATCTGCTGCTGAGGGGCAAAGAACCAAAGGCATAGAAGCTTTGAAATCCAATCTGTTCTCTATATCTGCTTTTCCTTTTAGTGAAAGTGTTGCAACAAGAAAGATGCAGAACCTCATAGGTGGTTGTAAGACCCTTTTGGCCATGCCTGATGAAATCCCCAGAGAAGGACAAACACTTAAGATTTTCCATGATTATTTGCAGGGCATCCCAAGAGCTAACTTACTGGTAAGAATAGCCAAGATGAAAAAAGGAAGAGTAGGTTTTTTCTCAGTTCGGCAACAATATGATAGGAATACAAGAGGTTATGGGGGCTTTGGACAATGGAGAGGTCTTGTGGATGGGAGGCCTACCGTGATAGAGATCTATGATAATTATGTCATTAAAGTGATATTAAGAAATACAATCGATTTGGATGGCATGGCATATGGCATTAATCAATTACTCAGAGAATGGAGAGTCAAAATGCCTCCCACTGTTCCGCAGAGTGTGGATCACATGTACATGTCTGCCAGTGGAAAAATTAGATGGTCGGTCAGTGTGCCTCAAAATCACGTACCTGTGATACTGGATCCTTATTTAGTTCAGGGCATCAGTGATAAAGTCTCTGATTCAATCTGGAGGATGGAGGTAGGACCTGCTTCCATCCGCCTTGTCTTCCAGCCAGATAATGAGGCAAGAAAGTTTACTCTGTTATCTGAAAGCTTGAGCAATAGAGATTGGGATCCTGCTCTGCCGTACATGCCAATAGGCGACAAGTTGCATGAGCATTTTTATAAGGATGAGCCCATTCTTCTTACTGATCTTCAGGTATGGCTTGAGAGAATATTAGATACAAGTTGGAAGAAGAGGCAAATGCAGATCAATAGGATGTCAGCAAGCAGATTTGTCTTAAATTATGACAAGATCAAACTGCAGAATTTCTTTTTGAGGTATGTTTTTAGATTGGAAGCTGAACAGACAAGCTTGGATGATATCCTGAACAAAGGAATGCAAAAGATGAAAGTAGAAAGTAATATAGAAAAAGAAGAGATAGATCAGCTCATGGTAGAAATGAGAGCTACTGATATAGCAGCTGCTTCATCAAGTTTCCTCATGAACTTTATGAAAAATGCAAGAAGCTATGCATCAGATGATGAAGAAGACGCTGAATCAGAACAAGAAGATGTGATTGAGGTAGAAGATGAAGAGCTTGAAATGAATCAGATCAATACACTCATAGCTGTTGATAACTTTGATTACAGAACATTAGATAAGTTTTTAAGTGAAATGAGGGAATCCAATATTTCGAACTATGAATTGTTGGACATGCTGGCTGTAATGAATTATGGCATGTCTAGCACAAACAAAGCTCTCAAGTATGTGAATGCAATTGCACATGCTAGCATAGGTGAGGGGTCTCTCATTGAAGCACTTAAAGATGAAAATCAGAAATGGGACGGAGTCTTAGGTAAAATCTGTAGTATCATAAATCAGGCAGATAGATATATTGGTCATGGTCCAGAAGAAGATACTGTTTCTAGCCATGAGCACTCTGATTTTTCATCTGCCAAAACTGATGGTTCTGATCATGTCAGCATGCGTCGATTAGAAGAACAGATGCAGGAAGTTGAAAAGTATCTGCTGAACAGTCAAGGACCTCTCAAAGATTACATGTATGCCATGAAGATGGATATTCATCGTAAAATGGATGAGTTAGGTGCTGAGATGACATATCCTGTGCGACAGATTGATCTCAGCGACATTCTTAAGAATCAATTCCTTGATGTGACAGCAGCATTTTTAGTAAAAGAGGGCAAGATTGAAGATTCTGAGTTGCTCAAAATGGATTTGATGGGATCTAGTCCATATATGGTTGGTTTGTTGATTGAGTCACTGATGGCTCTCAAGCAAAGAGAAAACTTCAGTGACGAGATGTATTCGAGATATGTTGCCGCAATAAAGAATCCAGCTTTTACTGTAGAGGTAGCCGACATGATTGCAGAAATCTTCAAGCTAAAGATCAGATTTGTCCTTAGAGGACAAACAATTTATCATGTGCAAGAGACAACAGGAAAGAACAATACTTCCACAGCTGTCTATTACCACATCTTAGAAGGCAAAATGGCGAGAGCATGAACATGTGATGTGATATTCTTTGAATCTTGTCTGTTGGTTGTGGC